GCTTGCATTGAGTGAATTTAGTTCAATACCAGTAATACAGCTATCATAACGTTTGCCTACGCTAACATCAGAAAGCTCAAGTGTATAGTGAACAACTGTTTTACCCTCTAGAATCGCATTAGCGCCCACATGAACAAGACTGAATGATTTACCACCACCAGTACCTGCAATAATAACACCCATTTCGCCTCGACCTAAGCCGCCTTGCGTAATCTCATCAATCTCTTTCCAGCCAGTTGAAATGGCTTTACGTGAATGATATTCAAAGCGTTTCTCAAAGTCAACCTGATAATCATAACCAAAGTTATTATCGCTACCAAGACGCATTGCAGAGTCTACGACATTTTTGATTTCATCATAAGAAGCAGACTTCTGCAATAGCTTTGCAGACTTGATGATAGCCTCTTTTAGTTTTTGCTTCTTGCAAAAGTCGAGAGCAGTCGTTTTAACAAACTCTGCATCTTCCACTTCTTTATCAGCAACAATGCGAGCAAAATATTCACGCACAAGCTTTTGTGTTGCTTCGTTCTCTGTATCCAAGGAAGAGCGAATAATGGTTGCTATCGTTTGTTCCGATGGATGAGTTTGATACTTGTCTTTGTATTCAAACATTTTTTCTGTAAATACTTGCAGAAAAGACATTTCTAAAAAGTTCAGATCAATTACTTCGCGCATTTGGTCGCAGAATAACCGATCGCGAAACATAAGATGTACTAATTTTTCTTGAAAGTTCTTACCAAATTTTGAAAAATCTACCTTTTCGTTTTGTTGAGCAGACATTTTTTATCTCCGTTGATGGTGAGCACTATACACGATCATTTTTGGCAACTCAAGTGCTTTGTGATAAGTCGCCTATGTCATTATTATTCTGTTCATGGACACAAACAGATCGGTCCAGTCAAGTTCTCCTATCCCATCTGTCATCAGCATTTTTCTAATATCACTTTTTTTAAAATCAAGCGGATATTCGCTGATACTATCTCTCACTGTATGTTTAACGCTTGGTTGCACGGATGGCGCATACAACTGCATTATTTTATAATTTTTCATAACAACTTCTTTTGATTCCAAAATGCTGTCATAAAGTTTAATATTGCCTTTTTGTTCGTCGCAATAATTAAAAATATCATCAAAGGTAGCTGATTTTTCTTCTTTTAAGAATGGCATTCTTTTAGCTAAGGTTGTTAACCCTGCACCTTTGATACCGTGTAAGTTGTCTGAATTATCACCGCAAATAGCTCTAGAAATAGCAAAGTTGTTTGGATGAATACCAAACTCGTCAACGATTTTTTTCCTATTTATAAGCTGATTTTGTACAGGGCGATAGATGATTGTTTTATCATTAACAAGCTGATAGAAGTCTTTATCTGATGAAATGATTACTTTTTGATCATCAGGCAGTTCTTGACAAACTAACGAAATGATATCATCTGCTTCAACTGCATCAAACATAAGTTGGCAAATTGGCATATTATTCATATATTCCATAAGTCTGCCCATTTGCCATAGCTTATTTTTCAAAGTCTCTTCTTCAGTTTGATTATTTTCCCAATTAAGACGCAATGGTTTACGACCCTCTTTATAGTTTTTATCTTGCGAACGGCGGCGAACTGAGCCATCTTGCCCGTCCCAACAAATAATAATACGATCTGGTTTTACCTCACGGCTAAGTTTTTGTAATGTTTTTAAATATCCACAAACACCTCCAATAGGTTGCCCATTCGGAGATAGCGTAGGATTTACGACAAGCGACCTCAAAAATTGATTGAGGCTGTCTATAATCATATATCTCATTGTTTCCTATCAAACATTGTTATACCATTTAGATGATCTATTTCATGCTGAACACAAGCTAACTCTAGGTTATTTTTATCATCAAAATCGCGATAAACAAACTCCATAAGTTCATTGTTGTCTGATTTCACAACAACTCTTTTATGGCGGTTTGTTTTTACAAAAGTATTTGGAAAAGATAAGCATCCTTCATGATAAGTAAAAGTTTCATCTGATGCTTCAACTATTTCTGGATTTATAAAAATTATTTGTTTGTTCACATTTATAATGCAAATACTTTCATCTATTCCAATCTGATTTGCTGATAAACCTACACCATGTTCGCTTACGTTTAGTTCACTTTTCAGGATCCTTATTACTTGTTGTATCCTCTCTGGATCCTCGGACTTCTTGCACTTGTTGTACAAGATATTGCTCTGTAGCATTTTGCGGAATCTCCCATAAAAAGTCGGGATTTTGCATATTTTTATAGCTTTCGTCTTGCATATCTACCAACTTTTCTTCCATAAAGAAAACCCCCTATAACAAATCTTACAATCTATTATAGGGGGTTTTTACCGAACAGTCAAGTTCTATATAAATAGTTTTTATCTTCTTCTGCCTTGACCGCGATATTTCTTTTTATATAACTTTGAATGCTTGTGAGTAGCATACTTAGTGTTGCAACTACGACCTTGGCGGGTCTTTTTTGGTTTTGTAAAACCCCGTTTAGCATTCTTGGAAATAGAAATTTCTTGTTTAGCCATTATTCCTCTTCTTCTGTGATGCCCGCTAGTGAGCCATCAACATTGTAATAATTAGCTGCATTTCCTTTTTGTTGATCAAATTTTGTAATAAGTTCTTCTTCTACAATTTCGATAACACGATTACGAAATTTAGTATCAGCTAACTCTTGCATAAAGTCAGCAGAACGGAATTTAGCCGCAGAACCATCTGTATATTTCATTGACCACCAAGGACCAACTGTAATCTGATCTGAAGTTTTTAGAATCTCCATCCAAGCATCTTCATCTTGAACATGAACTTTATCGCCACCCCAAAGAAGTTTGATAGAACATTCACGACCTTCTGTACCAAAACGGCTCTTCTTTAGAGTACATTTTGTTTCACTGCCAATACGGAAGCCATTATCTGAAATTACATAGCTTGATTTACTCTTGCGTCCAGTTAACCAAATACGCAACGAATAAGCGTAAGCTAAGGCTTTACCACCGGGAACAATATAAGGATTGATCATCATTTCAACGTGAGCAGTTGGACCTGTCACGATGTTTTGTTTTAGCTGATTTAATACCAAGAAAGCAGAGCCAGAGTTGGCAATCGGCTGAATAAGTTTGGTTAAGCCTTTCGACATAATACGAGGCTTCATTGCCATACTAGATTGTGGATTGAAATCACCATTTAGATCTGCCATACAGGGTGTAAAAGCAAATGAATCTAAGATAAACAACATCTTATTTTGGTTTGAGCCAAGTAACTCTTCAATAGTTTCAAGAACAAACTCAATGGAAGTTGCTTGAGCATAAATAATATTGCTTACGTCACAGCCCGCCTTATCAAGAAAGTCAGAGTCAAGCGATGATTCTGAATCAAAATAAACAACGTCAAAGCCTTGCTTTTGTGCATTTGCTGCAATTTGTGCAGCTAGGTATGACTTACCAGAAGCTTCCAAACCAGCTAATTCTGTAATACGACCAGCAGGAATACCGGCTTTTTTACCACGGCTAATAATAGAATCTAAAACATGAGAACCAGTACTAATCCATTCTGTTACATCTGAAGGATTATCTTGTGTTAGATCAAAAGCAACGTTAGCGCCTGCTTTTTTATTAATAAGATCTCGTAGTTGTGAAATACCAATACGACCTTTCTCTTCTTTTTGTTTAGCAACCCTTGCCATTTTTCTCCTTATAAAAAACAAACCCTATACAAGTTTTCACCAGTATAGGGTTTGCTCAAAGTTTTGTCAATAGATTTTTTACTTCAATAGGTCATCAAATGCTTCATCGACTGATGATTTGCTAGCCGAACCAGCATATTTGACCTCTTTATCCTCACCACCATCTTCGCTACCATCATCGCCAGACAGATAACGATCTAGTGCCTCAGATACTTGTTGTGAAGTCTTGCGCTCAAATAGCTTGGCAAAATCCACATCAGTATCAAGGATCTCAGCCATTTGCTCCTTATCTGCCACTAGCGGCGAACTACGACGACGTGGAGTTACGGCAGTCGTGGGGAACATTGCACCCGGAGCCTTACCATAAGTTAGGACAAGATCGATACCTTCTTTGGCATCTGCGATATCACCATAATCAGGATTAAGTACTAGTTGTAGTAGCGCCTCATAAACCTTCTTACTATATGAAAATAGTTGAACGCCCTTATCCTCCTCGCCACGTACTAGCACGGGTGATACAAAACGCTGCTTTGATACGAGCTTACGAGCATTACCCTTATCTTCCTCAGTGCCCTTGTATAGAGTAGAAACAAACTCACAAACCTTACACTCATCACCAAAGTTCTTCTTAGGACAAAGGAAACCGTTCTCGCCACCTACGTTATAGTGGAAGTGAAACTCCTTAAAGGGATCACCATCCTTGGTAGGCACAACGCGAATCACGCTCTCGCCATCGGGAACCTTCCAGAACTTAGTTGAGCCACCACCACCTTTAGTGTGTAGGGCATTTAGCTTTTCACGCATCTTCTTAATATCAATAGCCATTGTATGTTTTCTCCTTTAGTTATAGGGCAAGCAGTCTGTCTCGCCCCGCTGTTGTTGTGTATAATACCAAACCTTGCGGTCGTTGTCAATCCTGAACAAAATGTGTGAAGCAAAGATTAAAAACATAGTCACTGTCAGTGCTTGAAACAATCTTATATGTTGCATTTACATTATTTTGACTTGCCGCTTTAATCTGCTTCGATATTTTATCGAGGATGTTTTTATCTTGAATAGTCTTTTTGCAAAGACAATATAGCAAATATTTTTCTGTTATATTTT